TATGTTGCATTAACTGTTCCTTGCAAACTAGTACCATTTACTAGACTAAAATCATTTGCAACTTCATATTCAATATTCTCTGATAAAATATCTATTAACATACTGCTAACTCCTCAAACATTTGTTCTACTAAAACACTTCTTGCAAACTCACCTATGTCTGCACCGAATCCTTCACCACCAGTGAATTTGGATACTCTTGAGACATTTGCACCATTCAATTTAGAAACCACTTCTATAGTTCCTAATTCTGCAACTTCTTCTGCAAGTCTTTCTTTTATTACTTCGTTTACTTGATTTGACATATTACTCCTTTATTACAGAAGTAGTATAACAAAAGATGTACCCATGTGTCAAATATGGTGGAGCTGATAGGAATCGAACCTACGACCTTCTGGATGCAAACCAGACGCTCTCCCTACTGAGCTACAGCCCCTCACTATATTTGAAATTGATATCACTATGATGTTGCTCATCTGCTCTGACCTTTTTGATTAGGTCTGAAAGCTTTGCACTTTTCTTCATCCCATAATAATCTATTGCAAGTTGTGGTGCTGGGATGTTCTCTACTTCACCACTTTCTACCATCTTAAGGTATTCTGTATATGACTTTACTGCTTCTTCTTCAAAGTAATGTATCATTCTATGTGCAGTCTTGGGAAAGAACACATACAGTATAAAATAAAATATCCAAAAGATTGCCTGTGCAAATAACACTAACCATCTTTCAAATACATTTGGTTTGGTAATTTCTATGAAAAACATAAGATGCATTCTTTCATTCTCTGCCTCTGCAAGAAGTTCTCTTATCATAGGGCCATACCCTGTTTTCATTTGTCTAAGACTTGTTAGATGCATCCACATACCAGCAACCATGCCAGGCACACCAGCAACTGTTTCTAGGACAACTGCACGATGTCCATACCTTTTTGCAAAAAATGTATCTGCAACAAAACGAAAGAACTTCGTCATTGACATTGCAAACCAATCTGATACTTTATTCATCCTTATGCATTTTAATGAATGCCTCTGCATCTATAACCACTAATGGTTTATGATGATTTTTTTTAATTACGACTATGGGTTCATAGTCCCCAGAATTCTCTAGTGCTTGTTTGTAGGACTCCCAGACATTGACTCGTTCTTGATTTTTACATTCAATTGAGTAAGGAAATTTCTTCCTTGCAGCTCTTGCCATAATGAGGTCTTCACCAGAAGCACCCATAGACCTACTTTCAACATCTTCCTCATGTATTTCTAATTCCTCAATGAGTCTCTCACGAGTCCATTTTTGTAAATTTCTCCCTTTTGCTTTAGCAGATTGTACCTTCATTCACTTTTTCCCATGATATAATTGTATCCCACTCAATGTCATCCCACTTTGAGTTCTCAACATCCCAAACTACAACTTTATTACTTTGTATACTTTGTTTTGCTGAATGTCCTTTATAAAGTCCAGTTATATTTCTACCAGAATTTAAAGACCTAAAATCTATTTTTACTGTAGATGTTTTCAGTGCATCTAATATTACTTCTCTATTCATCGAAGTCTAACTCCTCGTTCATATCAAAATCATCTTCTATTTTTAATTCTGAACCACAAAATGGACAAAATTTAACTTCATATCCATCACCCAATTCATGTTCTATATCACCTTCTGCACCACACTCTAAACAATAAAACGACTCCACGAAATCTGGGTCTTGCATGATTGATTCTCCTTATTTTTCGTTCCAATCTTTGTTATGCCAAGCATATAGTTGGTCATAACCACCTATATTTTCACCATCCACTCTTATCTGAGGGAAAGTTCTTGCGCCTGGGAATTGTTCAAATAACTCTTCCCTAGTAAAATCTACATCCAATTGTTTGTAGACAAATTCGTATCCTTCTCGTTCACAAAGTTGTTTTGCTTTGTCACAATAAGGACATACTGGTTTTCCATATATTTCTATCACTTCATAGTCTCCTGTATAAATTCACCTAATAGTTCTATATCACTATCTGACAACATTGCAGCTTGTCCCCACATAGTTTGAGACATTGCACCTATTGTTTCTCTATTCTTGTAGGATATTAATCTTCCTACAATATAATCTGAACTCTGACCTGCTAATCTTGGGAATGTTGCAATACCTTGTCCCTCTTGACCATGACAAGCTGCACATCCAGCCCACAATGGTTTGATAGAAGAAAATGGGTCACCAGCAGCTGCAAGTTGTTTTGCCTGTAGTTGTTCTACTACTGAACCATGTGTTCTTACATATTCCTCATAACACTCACCTGTACATGTATGAGCACTCTGATAACCTGTATACTCAAGGTTAGGATATATCATTGTTGAAAAAAATATTCCAAATGCAAATATACCTACCAAAACCATTCCTAATTCCTTCATAATTTAAATCCCTCAAATGTATTTTCTTTTATATCTTGTTTAATACCACCGATGACATAAGATTCAATCTCTGTCTCCTGTGGTGCATTCTGTTGTCCTCTAGATGATAACCAGTGTTGTGTCCATGGTAATGGGTTGGTTCTACTTGAGATATCATATATAGGGTTCAAACCAATTGCACGAAGTCGTCTATTTGCAATATACTCTACATACTGACTTAACAATGCAGTTGATAATCCTAACATACTACCATATTTAAATAGATACTCTGCCCAATCTTTTTCTTCTGTAACTGCATCTTCATACATCTTGTAAACATCTGGTTCACAATCTTTCATAACTTTTAACATTACTTTATCTTTTTCTTCTTTTTGATAACATTTTAAAATGTGTTGTGATATTGCAAGATGTTGTGCTTCGTCTCTTGCAATCAGACTAATAATCTTTGCAGAACCTTCCATTTTTTTCATTTCTCCAAATGCAAAAGTACATGCAAATGATACAAAGAAACGAATACCTTCAAGTATGTTAATACTAATTAGTGCAAGATATAATCTTTTCTTAAGTTCATATTCATCTTTTTCGTATCCTAAACTATATCTCTGTGCATAGTCTATGAACTCATCATATCTTTTTGTGACTGACTCTGCTCTTGCAATGATTTTCTCATCATCTAGAATTGTATCAAATACCTTTGATGGGTCTGAATACAAATTCTTTATCATGTAAGTGTAGGAACGACTATGGATAGTTTCCATAAAGTCCCATGCAATGATACATCCTTCTAACTCTGGAAGAGTACAGAAGGGTAACAATGCAGTAGCAGGGCCTCTACCTTGAACTGAGTCTAATAGTGTTTGATACTTTAGATTACTAGTAAAGATATGTTTATGTGCTTTACTTAGTTCATTGTAGTCGTTCCTATCTTTTTGAAGAGAAACTTCTTCTGGTCTCCAGAAATACCCAAGTTGTCTTTGTGTGAGTTTGTCGAAAATCGGATATTTAAAATCGTCATATCGTTGGGTATTAAGTTCCTCTCCAAAGAAGATTGGATTCTTTAAAAAATTTACTTTGTTTCTATTAAATACTTTACTCATATTTCTCGTATCCTTTACCACATGGTTTACCTGTGATAGGGTCTGTTATTGCAGAATTTCCATATCTCCAATATTGTTCTGCATATTGTATATCTGAATTTGCCTTTGCCCATTCTCTACCTGCTTTTTGTCCTGTTCCATGATATATCGATGGTCTACCATCATATTTTAATATGGGAAAATCTCTATACATTGGGCCATCTTTATGCAGATAGTGTATAAAAATTTGTCTTGCATTATCACCAGCAAGTCTTTCTCTCCAATGTATTACATTACTTCCTTGATAAAATAATGCATCGCCTGGTTCTAGATTTACTGGTATACAGTTTTCCCTCTCATCAAAAGGACTTCCCATTGTTAAATCCCATGATGTATCATTATCCATTCCACAATAGTTTATATCGTTACGAACCCATATTGTCCATGTTTTATTATTATCTGTATCATATGATATTGGAAAGGTTGCACTAATTTCACATGATGGTCTATCAGTGTGACTTAATAACCTTGCATGTCTATCATATGTTCTTCCATAAGAATATGTTGGAACTAATCTAATACCAAATAGGTCTTCTATTTTCTTCTGATACATTAAGAGAATAGTTTCTCCATAGTTAGGAAAAGGCATTCCTTTACTAACCCATGTATCTAGTCCTTTCCCTCTATCGTCAAAATTTTGACCTATAATATGTTCTTCACGATAGTATTGTTTTCTATGTTCTTGGAACTTAAACATATGTTCAGTCCAATTAATGTGAGACTGACTAAAGAAGTCTCTTGCAACAAAGAATCTATTCTTTGCAAACGAATAACCTTCCTTGGTTATTTCTGGTGCATCCTCTGGATGGTCTGTTTCTGGGTTGAAGATTTCGTTCCTTCTTTCAACTGATAGATTATAGTTTCTTAGAATTCTTTCTTGAATTTGTTTTACACTTTCAAGATGTTGTTCTTTTCTTTGTTGTTTTTCTTCTTTACTCTTTCTTGCAAATTCTAAATGGCGCATGCGTCACATTCCTCATCATCTAATTCTTCCTGTACTGGAAGTGGTTCGTCTTTTACTTCGACAACCTCATCTGTCTTCATATCATATGTATTTTGGTAATAAGAAGTCTTCCATCCATATTTATAAGTTTTAAGAAGGTCTGTTGCCATCTCAGAGATAGGAACTTCGTTATTTTCATAGTTTTCTGGGTTATAAGACCAGTTACCACTAATACCTTGGTCAAAGAATTTCTGCATAACAGAAACTACTTTGATATACCCATCATTGTCTTGCATATCCCATAATAATGTATAGAAGTTCTGCAACATTTGATATGATGGAACAACTTGTTTTAGAGGCCCTTTCTTAGACTTTTTAATAGTAATATAGTCTCTAGGTGGTTCTATACCATTTGTCTCGTTAGAAACGACGCTAGAGGACTCTGAGGGCATCTGTGCAGACAGTGTACTATGTCTTAGTCCAAAACTCTCTATTGACTTTCTTAATTTATCCCAGTTCTCTTTATATACTGGTTTTGCAATTTCGTCAACATCTTTTTTATATGTATCAATAGGTAGTTTACCTTCTGCATATTTTGTTCTATCAAACCACTCACATTTACCTTTTTCTTTTGCAAGTTTGTTTGATGCTTTCAATAAGTTATATTGGAAACTTTCTGTAAGTTCATGCACTAATTTATGTGCTTCTGCATCACCATATTTAACTTTGTTCTTTGCAAGAAAATGTGCAAGTCCAATATATCCAATACCCAAACTCCTTCTTGCCTTTGTTGATATCTCTGCAGCTCTTACTGGATATCTTTGATAATCAATTAGTTCATCTAATCCACGAACTGATAATTGACATAACTCTGGTAGTTCTTCTAGTTTAATTGCACCTACATTGATTGCAGATAGTATACAAAGTGCAATCTCACCTTCTTCATCATCTGGATGACTGATAGGTGTTGTTGGTAAAGTAATTTCTTGACATAAGTTGCTCATGTTCACTTTGTCAAGAAAACTACTATGACTATTACTATGGTCTATATTCATAATATAGATTCTTCCTGTTTCTGCTCTTTCTTTGAGCATGTCCATAAACAGTGTTCTTGCACTTACTTTCTTTTTAGGGATAGAATAAGCTCTCTCGTACTTTTCGTATAGTTCATCAAACTTATCTGTGCCAAATGCATCGTACAAATCAGGCACATCGTGAGGAGAAAACAAAGTGATATCCTCGTCTTTAATAAATCTTTCATAAAATAATTTAGATAACTGAATCGAATAGTCTAACTTTCTGACTCTATTATCTTCTGTTCCTTTGTTATTTTTGAGAACAAGTATGTCTTCAATCTCTTGATGCCAGATTGGGAAATGGACAGTAGCTGACCCACCCCTAACACCATTTTGTGTACAACATCTGACTGTTGATTCAAATTTCTTGAGGAAAGGTATAACTCCTGTGTGCTGTACTTCTCCACCACGAATTTTAGAGTTGATTCCACGAATCCTACCAGCATTAATACCAATTCCAGCCCTCTGTGCAACATACCTACCGATAGCCATATCACTAGAAAAAATACTTGGCAAAGTGTCATCACTGTCCACCAAAACACAACTAGCAAACTGTCGAAGAGGAGTTCTAACCCCCGCCATAACTGGGGTTGGTATGTTGATTTTAAATTGACTAATCGCGTCATAATATCTTTTAACATAATTTAACCTCGTTTCTTTAGGATAGTCCTTAAATAGGACTGCACTAATCAAAATGTACATAAACTGTGGAGACTCATACAGTTTACCAGTTGACCTGTCCTGTACAAGATATTTATCCACTACCTGTCGAAGACCTGCGTATGCAAACATCAAGTCTCGATTATGATTCAGATATGAGTTTAATTTACTCCATTCATCATCGTCATAATAACCTATCAATTCTTTGTCATAAACACCTAGTTCTATATTTCTTTCTACTATCTCTTTTAATGGTGGATAGATTTTACTATCTTTCCACTTGGTGTTAAAGACATCTTTACGAATTGCAAACAATAATAATCTTGCAGCTACATATTGATAATTTGGTGTATCCAATGATATCAAATCAGATGCAGATTTTATTAATGTGTCTTGAATTTCTTGAGTTGTGACTCCATCATAAAAAGATAAGTTTGCACTCATTTCAACCTGTGATGCAGAAACCCCATTGATACCATCTGTGGCAGCTTCTACCATTTTATGAATTTTATCTAAATTTAAATTCTCTTTTGACCCATCCCTTTTTATGATACTTAATCCATTACCATTCACTATACTTTACTCCAGTTATTAATTGCAAGGGATAATTCTAAACCTTGTCTTGTATTCTCGTCTATCACATCTTTGACTTTGATGTTTTTCATCCACATGTCATTGATATCTTTTTCTTTTATTGTCTCAGGCCATATACAAACTTTGTATCCAAGCTCTGACATACTTTTCATCTTCTTGATGATTTCTTTATTCCTAGGTTCATTATCAAAGATAAGAGTAGAATTACTCTTACTAATTTCGTTTGTTACCTTGGAGAAGTCTGAACCTGCGACTGCAATGCAGTTGTCCAGAAATAAAGAGTCAATTGGCCCTTCAACAACATAAAGAGGTTTGTTGAAATCAACTTTGTCGAGATTGAAAATAAGTGGTTTTTCTTCATCGAATCGTAGTGTTAAATATCTCAGTTGTGAATCATTTAATGCCCTACCTGTAAGTCCTATGAGATTTTTCTGTCTATCATAGAAGGGTAGAACTAGTCTTGGGTCATTTCCTAAAACTCTCTTATTATACTTATAATTTATCGAACTTAGACTTTGTGCAGACTCAACAAAGTAAAAACTATCCCACCACTTCTTTGGTATTTCTCTTCTGGTTAGATAATCAATACATAACTGACTCTCAGTTGCCCTAGGATATTTACCAAGTGGGTTCTCTTTAAACTTTGGTGGTTCAAAAGTAAAGTTCTGTTGTGCAACTGGTCTGGTATCATTCTTTTTACCGAATCTTTCCATGACCCATTGTTTATACAACATTTCATCGTGGTCTTTGAGAAAAATACCTACATTGGTTGAATGTCCACAATTATGACATTTATAGACATAGGTATCCTTATGCACAAAGTGATAACCTCGTGCTTTTAACTGGTTTTTAGAACTATCTCCACAATATGGACATGAATGGTTAAGAACTTTATCGTCCTTCCATTTCACATTACGAAATTTAGGGGATACCAGTTTAAGGTATTTTTTATCAATCCACAAAGACATATACCTATAATACTATATAATTGGTATTTGTCAAGGTAATATTCGTTCTCTCTTACGAATATCTAGACATTGGTTTTATTTTTTCTTAACGACTGCGGCTTGACCCTGTGAGGTAGAACCATCTGGGTTCTTGATGGTGACATTTCTGTAGTAAACTACCACTTCTTGTACTTCACGAATGTATCTTCGTAGTTCTTGCATGTTGTATGCAAGGAGTTCATAATCACTGACCGAGAATGCAACAAAGACGACATCACCATTGTTCATCTTCTTCATATCATCCATAAATCTATCAAGATATGTGTAATCTTCTGGCCAATCTGGGTTTTCTTTACCCAAATCACATACCCATTTACCATCTATTTTGGTTCTAGGTCTTTTACCTTCTTCATTTTTTACACATGGATTTGCAATCTTAGCTTCAGATACCACATAAAACTTAGGTTCTTTCAAATCAATGTTCCTAGGCATCGTAGGTTGAATGATATCTATTTCTAATGGTTTACTGACTATATCTATCTTCTTGTTAGGTATTAACGAACAACCACTAATTGTTAGGGTTGATATCAGAAGAAGGGTCGTCCAGTGAGTCCAATTCTTTACTGTCATTTTCTATACTCTCAAAAACTTGTGCAGTACCATCATTGATTCTTTTTTCAATCATTCCTGGCTTTGCAATTGCAAGTTGGTTTAAATTATGTCTTCTAAAAATGTCGAGATATGAGTTCATCTCTTGTTCTATTTGTGCATTTCTTGATGCAAGATTATTTAGAGCTTTACCTTGTTTTTCAAAGTTCTCTTTCATTACATTCATTGCAGCTTGTTGTTCTGCAACTGCACCTTCAAGTGCAAGATTATTTGCACTCAAAACTTGATTTTGGTTATAAAGATAGTAAGAACCTAATCCCAGTACCAATATAATTCCAATTAACATTTGTTGCATTACGAATTATCCTTAATGTATTGTTTTACATCACCTACAGTAAGTAATGTCTCTGCATCTTCATCTGGTATCTCAATGTCAAATTGATTTTCAATTTGCATTACTAACTCAACTATGTGTAATGAGTCTGCACCTAAATCATCTACTATCTTACTGTCATCATTTATTGTTGATGCATCTATGTGTAAGTGGTCTGCAATTAATTGTTCTATCATTTTTATAACTCCTTTATTATATAGTTCAATCCAGCTGCACTTCTATATTCTACAACCTCATTGTCCTCAGTTGTAAACTTTAAGTGTTTTTCTTTTTGTACTGAAATCTTTTTCACTATATAACTTTTATCGTCTGCATCACCCCATTCTTTATTGAATGATACTGTTACTTCATATCTTGTTCTGAATAAGTCTATGAACCACCAAAATGCAAACTTAATCCATTCCCAAACTTTAGTTATTAACTTTCGCACCCGCTCTCCACTGATAACATGACCAATATCTTGCTTTCCATTTAGGGCCTGGGTTATCACAATTGTGTCTTGCTCTGAATGATGCTCTCCTCTTAGGGTCATCCCTCTTGATTGATAATCCTGTTGTGTCACCAAATGAGACTTTAACAACATTCCCTTTCTCGTTTTTGACATAGACATAAAACTTTTTACTACCACCTCTGATTGGGTCGTTCAATTTTACTTTTTTACCTTGATATTCTGCCTCTGTAATTACATGGTCAAATAAGTTATCACAATCATCACAACAAGTTTCTTCTTGAGCTCTTCTTATTTGGTCTGCTGTAGGAGCTCCCTTCTCACCTTTCTTTCTCATCTTCTCACCAGAACCAGCTTTAATTCTTGCCTTTTTCTTTCTGATATTGTCCCATAGACCCTCGTCTAATTCATCAAAATCACCCATCTTTAAGAACATTCTATTTTTAACTTGTTTCTTATCAGTTGCTTTCATTCCTACCATCTTTGCAAGGTTGTTGATATATGCAAGTCCATCCTTTTGATTTGCTTTGTATCTCCTACCCATTTCTTTTTTAAGACCTTTTGCAATTATGTCAAGAACTTGAGATACATTTGTCACTATTTTACCATCTGTCATGAGTCTTGCTTCATTTACAGACTGTAGTGAACCTTTTAGGACAACTTTTTTCTTTTCTTTTTCTTTATCTTTTACATGAGGTGGATGTTCATCTTCGTCACCAGCAACAATCATACCTATTTGATTTATTAAAGATGTAACTACTGGTGTGGGTAATTGTGATAATTGTTGCATTACATCTTTAGATAGACCTTTTACATTTTTTAGTTTCTTTTTCCAAGAAGAGATTGCAGTCATATCTTTTTTTCTTGATTCATTCATTGACTGACCAGGCGTATCATCCATGTATCTTTTTAAAAGTTCTGGTGTTCCTATTTCCCTATAACCAGAATCTTCTTTCTTTTTCTTTTTACGAACAATAGGTTTATCAGTAGAAACTGCAACACCAGTTGAGTTTACTGGTGCATCTTCGAACATATCTTTGAACCTTTTTATTGTCATGCTACCTCTTCTAATGGTTTACTTAATTCTTCCCATGATGTTTCATAGTCTGATTCTGAATCAATCCATTGTGAAACACCTAACTGTTCATATTTAGGTAAAAGTCTATCTGGAAGTAGTCCAATCTTCTTAAGATTAGGCATAACTCTGTTAAATAGTAGATATTGAAATTGTGAACCTAATGTATTTTCTTGAGAGTATTCATCTGTATATTCTAAATCAAATCCCCATTTTTCCCAGACTTCATATTGTCTAAATCTATTTCTCATTACAGTACATGCTTCTAAACAGAAATCTTCTCTTTCTATTCTTTCTTCTTCTGTTAATGTTGTAACAAAACTTGTTAAATAATTTACACCAAATGTTACATGTCTTGCTTCATCACGAATTACAAGTCCTAATAATCTTTTGAATACTGGGTCTTGAGTTGTATCTCTCATAGTATTAAAGATTGCAAGTGCAAGTCCTTCTATAATAATTTGCATTCCTATGAATTTAAAGTCCCACCTTGGGTCTGTGAGTATCTTATCTAGTAATGCTTTTAAATTTTTCCCAATAGGCATAATTCTACCTATTCTAGTTTGTAAATATTTGTTAAATGCTTCTACATGTCTTGCCTCATCAAAAGTTTGAGAAGCTGCATAGAGTTTTGCATTGAATGTTGGAGCACAACTTGTAAGTTGAGATGCAACTAGTAATGCACCTTGTTCACCATGCATAAGTTGACTTATAGTCCAATCTTGACTATCCTTGATAAACTGACATCTATCTTCATAGGATAACTTTGCATAACCTTCATGGTTTTTCCATTGGTCATCCATAAACTTAAAAGCATCATCGGTAAATTCTGGATAAGGAATACTCCAATCTACATCCTTTTCTACATTCCATTCTAACTCTTTACCAAGTTCATATAATTTTTTTATACGATTATCTTGTACTTTGTAATCCCAGTTATAACAACCAGTTAAAGGTGTGTTAAATATTTCTATCACATCTTCTGGATTTATTTCTTGTTCTACTGGATAGTTTGCACCTTCAAATAGTTTGTCTTCTAAAGGTGGATTATCTACTTTAGATATTTTCATTTTACATCGTGTCCTGTTATTAACATTGATTGGTCTTTACTGTAGTTA